GTAAACAATTATCGCTCGTTACAGATGAAATTTGAGTACGATAAGAACATTTTAAACACCCTTTACCAGTTCCATATTGATATAGGTGCTACAAAGGAACTACCAACTGACAAGAAAGCACTAAAGAATTATCTAGTTAGATTACATGAAACCATAACAGTCAATAACCCAATATTCCCAGACGATATTAGATTCGATTCAGTCTATGGGGTATGGATGATGGCAGTTGTTTACGAAGTAGCTAAAAGACATGGTAATAATATATCTGCACTAGCTAGGTGCTTTAACGACTGGTTTAAATTAAACGCTGATGAATTTATTCCTAAGAATGAAATGCCTTACAATCAAAGTAAATCTAGGACTATAAAAGAGTTCACAAATGTAGAAATATCAAGGCTTTATGATATAGTAGAGATGTTAAATGATGGCGATTTAATTGGTGGTTTATTCAGTACTGGTGGAGCGCAATCGTTCTTTAAACGGTTAAAGTCTGAATACGAATTAAGGGGATTGTAAAATTTTTGTATATTTAAATTATGAAAGTAATAGAACGCAAAATAAATGAACTGATTCCTGCTGAATACAATCCTAGGCAGTTAAGCAAAGAACAAGCAGAACAACTTAAGGCAAGCCTTCAAAGGTTTGGAGCAGTTGACCCTGCTATTGTAAACATACACCCTGACCGTAAAAATATTATAGTAGGTGGACACCAAAGGCTAAAGACTGCACAAAGTATAGGGTGGGATACCTTCCCTTGCGTAGAAGTAGAACTTGACCGTGATAAAGAACGTGAACTTAATATTCGTTTGAATAAAAATACTGGTGGTTGGGACTATGATTCTTTAGCTAATTATTTTGAAGTAGAAGAACTTACAGATTGGGGTTTTACTGAAAAAGAATTATTTGCATTTAATGATGATGATTTTGGGGAAGATTTTGATTTGCCTGATGGGGATAAAGGAGATTTAGAACAAATTACATTTACCCTAAGTAACGACCAGGCAGAGCATATAAAACAAGCTATGGCAGATATAAAGGGAACGGATGATTTTAAGTACTGTGAAACCTTTGGCAACGAAAATAGTAATGGTAATGCTATATATTTAATTGTATCACAATGGGCAGGGCAAAGGAAATAAGAATAAAAGTTATACCATCCAAGCTAGCTAACCAGTTTGTAAAAAAATGGCATTATTCTGGCAAAGTTGTACCAAATAGTAATTTACATTTTGGAGCATTTTTAGATAAAGCCTTACATGGTGTTATGAGTTTTGGTCCTAGCATAAACAAAAAAGGTACTATAAATTTAGTAGAAAGCACTGGATGGAACGAGTTTATAGAGCTTAATAGAATGGCTTTCGATGATTATTTACCACGTAATAGCGAAAGCAGGTGTATTTCAATAGCTATAAAACTTATAAAAAAAAATGCGCCACACATTAAATGGGTTATTTCATTTGCAGATGGCACACAGTGCGGTGATGGAACTATTTATAGGGCAAGTGGTTTTAAACTTGTAGGTATAGCAAAAAATACTGCATTAAGGGTAAACCCAGAAACTGGCGAAGCTATGCACGTTATACAAGCACACCACAAAAAAATAAGCAAGCAGTTTAGGAAGTGGCAGGCATACAAAGGTTATCAGTTAAAATATGTGTACCTTATAAAAAAAGGATTAAAAATAAATGCGCCAATAATACCATTTTCCAAAATAGACGAAATAGGAGCAGGTATGTACAAGGGTGAAAAAATTACTATATTAGATAGACAACAAGCGTAAGTAGTGTAATGGTAGCACGTCTTAATCCCATTAAGAAGGTACGGTTCGATTCCAGTCTTACGCTCTAATTTTTTTAGTATGGCTTACGATACAGACAAATTATATAAAAAATCAATATCAGCTATAGAAAGCAATAATTTGTTCTTTCTTTCTGATGTGTATTCCTATTTAGGTATTTCGCACGATACTTTTTATAAGCACTTTCCCTTAGAATCGGAAAAAATGGAATCTATAAAAGAAGCCATAAACAAAAATAAAGCACGTACTAAAATAAGCATACGGTCTAAATTACATAAAAGCACATCACCAACTGGATTGTTGGCTTTATATAAACTAATATGTACTGATGATGAAAGAAAGTCGCTTAGTATGCAACACCATGACCATACAACAGATGGCGATAAAATAAACGAAGTAACGGTTCGTATCGTTGAAACATAGTTTTGATGCAAACAAGCTTTATCCACTAACTTATAACAGTACTAAGCCATATATAGTACATCAAGGTGGAACATCTTCTGGTAAGACATACGCCATTCTTCAAGTTTTAATAATGAAGGCGGCAACAGAAAATGATTTAGTCATTACTGTTGTTGGTCAAGACATACCCAACTTAAGGGTGGGTGCGTATCGGGATGCACAAACGATTATCTTTAACGACCCATTCTTTACGCAGGAACTAAAGGACCACAATAAAAGCAATAGGGTATTCAGCTTTGCTAGTGGCTCTAAGATTGAATTTAATTCATACAATGACGAAATAGATGCAAGAAGTGGTAAAAGAACACATTCATTTTTTAACGAAGCAAACGGTATAGACTATGGTATTTTCGAGCAGATTAGTATGCGTACTACTTACCAGACCATCATTGACTTTAATCCTTCGGCAAGCTTCTGGGCGCACGAAAAGCTTTACGGTCGTGATGACGTGGATTGGTTTGTTTCTACTTACCGTGATAATGCGTTCATACAATCTAGTATTAAGAAGAAAATAGAAAGCTACGAACCTACTACAGAAAACATAAAGGCAGGTACGGCTAACCAATACAGATGGCAAGTCTATGGACTGGGTGAAGTGGGCAGGCTAGAAGGATTGGTGTTTGCTAACTTTGAAACCACAAACGACTTTCCAGATAGTTATAAATGGCGATGCTTCGGGCTTGACTGGGGTTATACTAATGACCCAACTGCCCTTGTCGAAATACGCTATGCAGGTGGTGCTTTATACTGGAAGCAACACATATACCGAAGGCAACTTACCAACCAACATATTAGCCGTTTAATAAAAGAACTAGGCATAACGGATGAAATAGTAGCAGATAGTGCTGAACCTAAAAGCATAGCTGAATTAAGAAATCATGGTGTATGGGTCAAGCCTGCTAAGAAGGGTAAGGATTCTGTCATGTTTGGAATCCAGTTGCTACAAGACTACCCAATCAAAATACACGCACAAAGCAAGGACCTAATAGAAGAATTTAGTAGCTACACTTGGGCAAAAGATAGAAGTGGTTCGCCTACTAATAAGCCCATAGATGATTTTAACCATGGCATAGATGCAGGTAGGTACACAATCATGGACCGAATGAAGAAAAAAACCCTAGATATTTCTTTGATTTAAAACAAGGAACACCCGTTCCTAAAAAAAAATTAAAAAAAAATCATATCCTACATACCCAAAAAGGGCGATTCTACACATAAATAAAAAATAATTTAAAAATTTATTTGCATTGAATGTAGGAATGTTGTATCATTAAGTAAGATAAACGATAACAAAACACAAAGACAATGACATTAGAAACAATCAATACCTACAGAAACAGACAGCAAGAAATACTTGAAGAAATAGACCAAATGCACCAAAGTTCAAATTGGACAGAAGAAATGGGAAAACACATAGAAAAACTAGATAATAAATTTAGTTGGCTTAAAATGAGAATTGACGAGATTGAAGAAATGATTTCATTCAATGACGATTATTATTACGCTTATTTAAGTACACAATACTAAATAACAAACGGGGGTAGCACCCCCCTTTAATCTAATAACAAACCTACAGAACAATGAAGGATATAGACGATATTAAAGAACTACTAGACTTTCTAGTTGAAAAGGGTAGGGATATTGAAGAAATAGAAGGCTTTATAGAATCTTCTAGTAGTGAAAAACATATTGAGCGTTGGAGTAAATACTTATTCTATAATTTGCAAATGGTTGAAAATGCAAAGCATTTAGTTATAAATGCAATAGAAAATATGATGCCTAAACAAAATAATTAAAAATAATTTAAAAATTTATTTGCATCGTATTGTGAATGTGTGTATATTACTTGTGAATTAAAAAACGATAACAAACTACAGAACAATGACAAATACTATTATAAACGACACAAGACAATTAAAAGAAAAAACAGAATATAAATTTTTTGTAATAGCAAAAGACACCTTTATGAGCGGTTGGGGTAGAGCAAAAAATGGTATAAGTGGAGCGGTTTGGGCTTGCAATAGTTTAGAAAACCTATTGCTTGCTTACAAATGGGTAGAAAGTCGTAGTGATATGACTAATGTAATTGCTATTATGACTGAAAAACAATTATTTACCCACATAGAAGATAATGAATATGCCCATGTTTCTATTTATAAAGTAGAAAACGAACATCCATTACTTAATAATTAATAACAAAATACAGATAATAATGACTGGAACACTTAGAACTATAGAATGCAAAGACTGGAAAGACGAACCCATTACCTATTATGAAATGGATTTAAAATTCCAACACGCCTACCATAACTTTACCTACTTCAGTTTAGAAGGGGAAAGCATGATTGGATTTACGGACCGTATCAGATACGAAGTACGTAAGATGTATGGCAAAGAACTCACATGGGTAGAAGAATGATTAAATGCGAATGTTCAGATGAAGAACTAGAAGTAGAAGATTTGGAAATCGAAGATAATAGTTTTACGCACCACTTCGGAACAGAATACGACTACGAAGTAGTTTGTCCTAATTGCGGTGCGCCTATGGCTGAATTTGCAAGCGTAGAAGAAGTAATAGAAGCTAAACAAGGATATTAATATGAAAGCACAAAAAGAAGAACAAGAAATATGGGAATGGCTTCAAGATAAGCACGTTCCAGACCTAGCAAGAAAAACTGGGCTAGGCACAACGCCCATTTATTATTTTAAGAATGGTAAAGCTAAAAATGCTAGCTTCCAGTTAATTCGTTCACTTCAACTAATAAAGGAAAAAGAATGTACACCTTAGCACTAGATGCCTTTAAACGATTTGAACAATGTATTACTGGCGAACTAGAAGATAACCACGTAGAACTGATTGCAGAATTTTGTGATAAGA